GTGCATCATAAAATACCTCAGCGTCTTGGAAAAAATAAAATGTTTCTGTTTTCCATTCATTATTTACTAGATAATGAACACAATACTCATTATCCCATGTTTCTAATCTTTTAGTTTTTGTAGATTCTAATAGTACATATCTTGAACTATCGTAACTGTTCTCATGTGCTGGTGATAATCTCATAATTTAACCTCTCTTTTCTCAATTTATGTACCTATTGTAACATGCTCAAACATGTATTGTCAAGGATATAAGTCATTGATTCTATTGGTATTTACAAGTTTTTTTAGTGGATTTCTTCTATTTTAGTGTCATTTTGGGTAAACCACATAGCAAAAGTCACTCTTTTTCCCTCAATTACCTCATTTACACCATGTTCATATGCACTAGGAAAGACGATTACAGACCCAGATATAGGGTTATTGGTGTAACCTTCCACAAATGTTTCACCACCCTCAAAATCGTCATTCAGGTAGGTTACAGCACTATAATCTCTACACCCTAGAGCAATTTTATCCTGTTCAGTTCCCCTAGAACCATTGTCAACATGGGGTATCATAAAATCACCCTCATTCCACAATACTATGTCGCTATAAGTAGGATATAAAGTTTTGTTATATTCTTTTGATACAAGTGAAGTTAATACTTCACGATAGGATAGTAGGTAATTCTTAAATTTTTCTGGAATATCCTGTAGGTATATACTATTATCTTTTTCCCACGGCATACCAGATTGTGTTGGATTGTCTTTTTTGGTATCTATCATGTATTTTGCAAGTTGATTGCAATCATCACTCAATAGAACATTATCATAGACAATGATTTCTGGATAATCCACATGTAGTTTTTCATAATTCATGACATATTATATTAGCTTCAAACAAGGATTGTCAAGGATTATCTTCTTCTTGCTTGTATTTCTCGGTCTATCCACCTTTTTGCTTGTGGATTATTTATTTTATTAGATAAAAGTCTTTTTACTCTTTTAAAACAAGTGTCAAATAATTTACCATCTTTATCAACCTCATTATTATCCACTATGATAAAGTTAGTAGCACCAAAGTATCTTTGGAACTTACCCATGTTATTTTGTACTGCGTTCCATGAATCTTTGACTATACTATCTTTAAGAGTTCTTGCTCTTTTTTGATTATTTTCAAGTGCGACATCTAGTGATGTATTTACAAATATCATGTACACATCATATCCAATTTGTTTTAAGTCAGATGCTTGATTTGTAATTTTATCAAAGTCTTTTCCTGTGCCGTCTATCACTAATCCTAAACGACCCTCAACATAATTTCTTCTTCTTTTGTCAGTTAATATTTTTGCTTTATCTCTTATTTTATCTCTTGGTATTAATTCATCATCTGGCATTTTCAAACTCAATCCTGCTTTCTTAAGCATTTTTTCAAACGCATCATCTGAGTTGACTATTTTTAGTCCTGTACCACCTGTAGATTTTTTTACTACATATGATTTACCACTACCTGGCCCACCTGCCATAAAGAATGCTTTAAATATGTTGGGGTCGTACAGTCCTTCTTGTAATTGTTTTAGTGTTTTCATTGTCTTTTCTATAGTTATCTTTAGTTGTATTTAGGTCAAGTTTTCTTGTCCTTGATTGACTCAAAAAGTTCATGTTCTTAATTTTATTCTTAGCTTTATTTGTCATATTAAACTCCAAATTTTTGTTGATTAATCAAACATGATATAGGTTTACTATAGTTATCCCCCTTAAAAAAATTGTGTATGTAACATTCCCTTATTACCTTTAGGTTCTGTTCCATCTTTGTTTTGTGGTAGTTCTTGTGATATTGAATCTTTGACTAGTGTCATAGCAATTTCGTGTCTTTTATTTGGTGCATCAAATATGTGTCTTAATTTTGATACTAGATATCTTCCTGAATTATAGATATCAGATGAATCTTTGGTGTGTTCTTTTCCTACTACTGGCATATTAAACTCTACAATATCTCCACACGCTATTGTTGTGTTTCCATTAACTTGCATAACAACACTTGTACCAGCGTTTAATTCCATAAACTTTGCTTTCCTTTTTAAATAAGTTTTTGACATTGTATTAGGTGAATACGAAAAATCTTTAAGACTTTCATCATAGTGTAATGCATCTTTACCATTTGTTGTTGCTGTAGGATGCACATGTAATACTGAATCATCAAAATTACCTAAATTGTTTCCAAACTCATCTAGTGATACTTCGTTGTAAATAGGATTATCCTTTCCAGAATCATTAAAATTTACTCTCTTGTATTTATAAAAATCTTGAAAGTAATCGTGTCTATCAACACTATATGACTTAGTTATTATATCATGAGTTATCATTTTAGATGCTAACATACCACCTACAATATTACCAAGAGTATCATTATTTGCATTTACATTGTAACTTAATACTCTATAATACTCTTGTTCTAGATTAGTTTTTTTATCTATCGCACCAACATCTCCAGCATGATAAAATCCTGTGGTTGCTTGTCTAAACAAACTCTCTATTGACCTAAAATGTATACCATGTGTGTTTTCATAGAACAAATAATGTGGTGAACTATATTCATTAGATTCTGCTTCTCTCATTAATCTTTTAATTGCATCAAATGGATGACTATTTGGAATAACTAATTTTCTAAGGTTTTTAGTTGGTTCAATAAAAAGTTCTTTACTAGTATTAATATATTTTGCATTGTTTAAAATATCATATACAATATTACTAACTGTTGATGTATAACTTCTAGAAACTCTTGTTCTTTGATTTCTTAACAATTCTGGTGAACAAAAATGTAATTGTATTACAGCAGCTCCTTTTGCATCTATTTTATCATCAATTTTAGTAATTGAAAATACTGTTTCTGTATAGTCTATTGCGTGTTGTTCTAAACTAGGTGTTTCTATTTTTAAAGAAAGATAATCTTGTCCTGTGATTGGCATATTCATTAATAGATTATTTGCATCTGTAAGTACAATAATACCTGACATTGATGATGAAAATATATTTTCAAATAAACTTAAAGAAATGTATGTGCGTGATAAGTCTACAACATTACCAGATGACGACATTAATTTAAGTTCAGATACACTATACTCACCAGCATAATTTAGTTTTGCCATTAAATAATACTCTCGTTCATTAAGGATTTAAATTCAGCAACAAATGATGGGATATAACTAGGGTCTAGTAATCTTATTTTTCTTTTATTATCTTGTACCTTTTGTTCGTGTTCATAATTAGTAATTGCAGTTGCTGTTGGATAATTTGAATTACTAGTTCCTATATTAATTTTTTTAGATGTATCACCAGATGATTGTGATATTTCATAATGATGAATTGCATCTACATTGTCATATTTGTCATTTACGAATTTTAAGAACTGAGCCTCTGACATAGGCCAACCATGAAATCTATCAGTAATATCATTCAATAATAAAATTACCCAATGTAATTCAGAATCACCATATAATTTGTGTGCAATAGATTCTGGTGTTTCACCATTCTTAACATCATAAGTATCATATAATGAAGTATTAGTTTTTATTTTTGCTCTAACACCCACACGCCTCAGTAGATTCTTAACATTTTTGAACTTGCCATTACCTTCTGAATCATATGGTATTGTTGGAAATTGTTTAAAATACATATTAGAAACCCTCTGCTACTCTTTCTCTGGTAATTAATTCTATCTCTAAAAAGTTTAGTGATATACTTGTTTCAACAGGTGGAGCACCAGCATTAGTTGATGATGCATCAAAAGTTTTATATCTATCACCACCATATGCAACATTCATACTTTCTAGATAACAAGTAGAAACTTTATTTAAGTAACTGTTTTCAGCATTTTGATACATGTATTGTATATCAAAAGTATTAGGAACTCTTAATTTTCTTCCTTTTGTATCACCTACAAATTCTGGTAACATATTAAATTTAAATGCATAAATGATTTCTTGTATTTGGTCTGCTTCTGCTTGACTTCTTGGCATCATTTTAAATTCATATGCAAACTTTCTTTTATCTATTCCTTTAAATGCTAACTCCATTCTGTCTGCAAAGATAGTACCTTCCATCATTTCTTTTGTTTCTAATGCACCACCAAAGCCTGGTATTTCACCTAGTCCTTTTAAACCAAATGCAACTCCAGCTTCACCTACCTGACCTGTTTCATTTTTTATAGTATCTTTAATATCAGAAGTACTTTGGTTTGTTGTAATCATATTAGAAACTGCTTCTGAAAATACTCCAATTTCTGTGTCGGTATACTTAGCACCATAATCTACTTTTATATTTGTTGGCATGTACATAGAAATTGCAGTATCTAATCTTGTAGTTGGTGCTCTTTCTATTCCGATTGTAGAAGATTTATCCTTTATTCTTGTTTTTTGTATTGTAGGATTGTGTTTGATTCTACCTGTGGTATCTGTTTTTAAATTACCAATTACATCTGTATAACCACTTAAAATATTTTTTGATGTTAGATTTGCAAGTGCTTTTTGTATAAAACCACCTGATTTAGTATCAAACTCTTTTATTACAGCAGGAATTTTTAATCTTTGTGCATGTTTTTGTAAGTTCATACCACCTTCGTCTTTATCAGCTTCATCACCAAACTTTAATTTAGTGCTTTGTTGTTCATTGATAAAGAACATGATGTAGTGTCCATTGTTTCCAATGCCAGGGTCAGCACCCACATCAATGGGATATGACAACATTTTTGTTGATTGTTGTGTGCGATTAATTGGTGCAGTTACAGATGAATCTGCTCCACCAATATCACCACGAATAACACTACCTATGTTACCAGCAACCCTTCTTAGATTTTTCCCTAGTAGTCCTGTAACAGCAGATTTGCCTTGTCGTTTGAGTACATCAATTGCCATGTATAAATAGTCCTGTATATTTTAAAGTATTTATAACGATTATGACATATAAAGGGAAGTTTAAACCAACAAATCCTACCAAATATAAGGGTGATGTGAAAGAAATAGTGTATCGTTCATCATGGGAATTGAAGATGATGAAGTATTGTGATACCACAAAATCCATTGTTGAGTGGGGTAGTGAAGAAGTGGTGATACCATATGTATCGCCGTGGGATGGTCGTTATCATAGATATTTCCCAGATTTCTATGTTAAAGTTCGTGATAAGAATAGTAATATAAAGAAATACATCATTGAAGTTAAACCTAAACATCAATGTTCACCACCAGAAAAAAGTCCTAAACGCAGAACAGGAGCTTGGTTCAATAAAGTTAGAACATGGGGTATCAATAAAGCGAAGTGGGATTCTGCAAAAGAGTTTTGTTTAGACCACAATATGGAATTTAAGATACTAACTGAAGACCATCTAAACCCTAGATAATCTAGTTTTGCATAGCGTATTCATTAGATTCGTCTTTTGAACCTCTACTAGCAAAACTATTATTTGTATCACCTGTACCATTGTTTACAGTTGTGTTGCTAACAATTGTTTGATTACTTTGCATCTGGTCAGTCTGTCGCTTAAGAGCTTCGTCAATTGTTATAGAATTTGGGTCTTTTTTAATAAGTTTTAACTGTTCTTTTGTTCCTAATGACCCCTCGCCCGCTTTTGACAATCTTTCGTCATCATCATCATTATTGGATTTAGCGTTATAAGCTCTATCGAATGCCTCCATAGGACTTTCTCCTGTAAACAAACCTTTTACCATTGCTCCAATAAAAGCCTTTGCACCAGCAACAAATCTTGTAAAGAAATCGCCAATATTTGCAAATAAATTTTTAAGCGATTTTGTGACATCACCTACAGGGTCTAGTTTCGCTAACTCTGCTTTAAAGTTATCAAACCCAAATATACCAGCAATAAATCCAGTCAATTTAAAAAGCAAATCAAATGGAAGACCGACTATAAATCCAATAGCTGATGCAACAGCAGCAGACATTGCTTCACCAATACTACCAGTTTCTTCTAAAGTTTTTTGAAAAGCTCTAAATCCTACTACTATTCCACCAAAAATTAAGGCAACAAGAGCTACTTTTGCCATTATTATTGCAAGAGGTATAACAAACGCAAGTTTTAATGCCGCTGCTATTGCAATAAATACTACTTTCATTACCGAAAAAACTGTTCCTATTGTAGAGATAACTGTAGCTATTTTGGATACAAGAAGAAGACCAGCGAGCACTCCTATTACAATCCCTATCTCTTTTAGATTAGGTATTATTACTTTATATATGAAATCTACCATTTTTACAAAGGTCTCACTTTGTAAAAATTTAGCAAGAGCAAAATATGCAGCTATAAACAAACCTGTTTTTAATGCTGTTACACCTGATTTTTTAATATCTTCAAATTTATTTCCTATAAATTCAAATCCTTTTTTAAATATATTTGTTTGTTGATTGTCACGCCTTTTTTGTTCGTCTTTTTCTTGCTTTTTGATGGTTGAGCCAAGCTTGGCGTCAATATCTGTTGCTGCCTCTGGTTTAAGTCTTTTCATTTCTTCTAAACCTTCTTTACTTACTTTCATGTTTCTATCAAACTCTTTTCGTCTTTCTAATTCTGCTTCAGATATTTTAAATATGTTAGCATTCATTGATTGAAACATTCCGAGCGCAGCGTTATCTAGGTCATCTTTGGCAGATTGTTTTTCTTCTTTAAGAGATTTTATTTTGACACTTGATTCTTCAATGTCATTAGCAAGCATCTTGATATTTTCTTTTAAAGCTATTATTTCTTTAGAAAATTCTGGAAGTTCACTATTTTCAAGTTCTTCGTTTAGTCCTTTTTGTTTTTCAATATTATCTGCTTGAGTTATGTTTAAATCTTCTATTTGTTTATTCAAATCATTTATACTATTTTTAGCAATACCACTAGCATCACTAAAGGTTTTAGCTGCTTCATTTAACTCTTTACCAAATTCTGGATTGTCGCCGAATACTGCCATTATTTTTTACTCGTTGAACCCACATATAATCCAAACCAAGCAGCACCAGCACCTACGATTACTGATACAAAGGCAGATTGTGAGTTAGTTGGGTCAGGTAGTGTCATGAACCACTCTGTTGTTCTGTAAAATGAATATCCATACAGAGAGATTAACAATCTAGGGAACACACGCCATCTATCAAAACTAGAGGCAGCGTTGTTATACCATGAACCTTGCTCTACTGTTGTGGTTGAGCGGTCTATTTCTACTACATTTACTTTATCATCAGCCATTATTTCATTTTCCTATTTTCTTTTTCCATTCTATCGTTTTCTTCTTTTATATGTTGTTGTAATAATCCTACATATATTTCTCTTTCCCAAGGCATCATATTATCTAACTCTGTTAATGAGTATTTATGATGTTGCATGAGTGCAAAATTCATTTTGTAGTAATTACTTAGGCTCTCATGTGAGAGCCCTATACTAAAAAACTTTGTATTCCCTCTAACACAACTTCACTAGTAACTTCTGTTTTTGGGTTTTTTACCTCTATTGTATGTCTAAGTCTTGGCATAGTTTCAAAAAACTTTGTCATTTTCATAAATTGGTCAGTTGATAAAGATTCAATAAACTCAGTCAAGTCTTTATTTGACATATCAACTCTATTAGTTATTTCCTCTTTAAAATGTACTTCCTCAATACATTCTTCAATTAATTTGAATATCATATCTGATGTACTGCTTTTAGTTGAATATTTGGCAAAAGTACTTAAAAGTGGATATTTAAAAATCACTTTAATATTTTCTGTTAATTGTATTTCGTTAGTATGGTCATCAAACATTGATACATTGATTTCATCTAAATTAATAGTATATGGTACTTTTGTTTTTTTATCATCTGGACAAGTTACATTTAATTCTACTTTAGAACCAACTGATTTACTTCTTACTTGTAAAAATACATACTCTGCATCAAACATAGCAATTTTATTACCGTCTAATTTATTGAAAGTACATTCAGAAATTAATCGAGTTATAGCATCAATTGATTCAGTAGAATCATCTGATTCTTCTGCCATCATTAATATTTTTTGTTCTTTTACTAAGAAAGGTCTAAACTTTATTTCTTCATCTGTTGATGGTAAATTTAAAGTATAGGTTGGTGTTTCAAGTTTAGGTAATGCCATAATTTTTCACTCCGATTGTTATAATCTACTTAATACTTTTGGTATTCTGCTTAATAATTTTCTTTCTACTTGATTTGCAAGAACACCTTGTAATCTGTCTAACAATGGTTGAGGTAAACTTGCTTCGTCTGTTAAATTTTTCCAATATCTGTAACTAAATACTACACTTACCTCTTGGGCGCCAGCTGCCTGAGCACCATCTAGTGCTTGTTCATTAATAGTGTTTGGAAAACACTCAATCAACTCACAACCATATGTTCTATTACCTTTTGCATCTAGTTGAAATATCTGTATTGTTCCTACATAATCATCATAGTAACCCATAGCAAATGTTTGTGGATTATATGCAAGTCTTTGCCAAGTTTCAAAAAACTTCTTTTCTCTCATATCATTATGACAATAAAACTTTGCAGTAATATCAGCATAAGTAAATCCATGTGCAATCTTTCTTGATGGGCCATACATATTGTCATCAGGTGTAACTTCAATACCTCTAGGTGGAAATGAAATAGAGTTACATTGATAAGATACATCTTTGGTGACTTGTCCACCTACTTGACCTTGTAATACTTGTGAGAATAAATTAGTAGATGCACCTACACCACCTGTTCCTCTAGTTCCTGATGGTGGTAAAAACAACACATCATACCTTGAAGGTAATGCCATTCCATTACTATCATGGGTTGACGACAGTATTTCATTTAATACTGCTGAAGAACTTGCATCTATAAAACTTCCAAAACTCATCCGTTTATCATTCCTCTTGATTTAGCATGTATATGTTTAGCTGACTGTTTCTCAAATCTTCCTACAGGTAATAAAGTTGCAACTATAAATTCATTTGATTCTACCCTTCTAAATTGAGACCTAACATGTGATGCTAAATATCTTTTTAAACAAGGTTTAATTAAATTTATATGTTTTAACTTACCATAATCTACATTTAACCTTGTAGATATATCATACTTTTCATTATTAGCAAAAAATGTTAACCTATCTAGTAATTTAATTCTCATAGGTATATTCAAATAATGCAGATTAAGTCCTAAAAACCCATCTTTATAGTTTTCAATGGGTAATACCAAAGGAAATCTGTCATAATACGGCAACTTTTCTTTTGTTTTAGGGTCATACATGAACATATTTAGTAGACCAAAGGTGGGTTCTGTTGTTATATATGTTCCATCACGAAGTAAATCAGATTCTTTTGGTGTACCGAATTCTCTAATTTTTTGACGAAACCATGCGATAGATTTGGGTTTTTTCCCTGCTGCTTTTAATACACTCTGGATGTATTTACTTTTCCCTGATGTTCTTCTCTGAGAGTCTGTTGTATTGTTTAGTATACTTTCCATGCATTATTTATAAGGATTGTTTGAAAGATATAAAAAAAGTGCCTCTTTCGAGGCACTCAATACTTTACTCAGCTAGTTTTTCAAAGTATGCTAATGTATCATCTTCCTCAACTACAGGTGTTTCCACTTTTGTAGTTGTAGGTTTTGGTGCATCAATTTTAGGTGATGCGATAGGTGCATCATCCATTGTATCAGCGACAT